GTTCCTCTTCTTTTGAAAACCGAACCCCCAAACTCCCCCTGTGGTCTAAAATCTCAATCAAATTCAAGCATTTCACGTTAACTGTTCCTTCCATTTTTGTTTTGCTTCTTCTCATTTTCTATAGTCTAGATTCATTTTTCTGGCAACGATCTGTCTCCACCGGGATACCGAATCGCCTATGGGTTTGTATTGAGGGTATAGACCGTATGCAGACTTAGAGATCGTCTTGCCGGATTCTTTGATTTGAATACTTAGGCTTCCAAATCTTGTAACCGTGAATTTCCACTTGATTTCGTCTAAGCTATATGTAACTGTGTTTTCTTCTCTTGTAGGACTAAACCCGTCAACAGTTTCTTCACAGAATCTTTTAGCGAACAAGACTTGCTCTTCTTTGGTTAAAATCATTGGATTGCTAACAGTCAAAATTGATTTCAATTCTTCCGCTGAACACGCCTCCTCCCTCCGAAGGCACAAAACCAATTTGAACGCGGTTTTTCCTTCCCACCGACACAAAAGGAACAATTGCCCCTGTAAAGGGGATACCAAGTTCAAAGTGATCGTATCCAGTTGCTGCTCCCAATATTACGCCTACGTGAAGGTAATTTGTTATGCTGTGGCAATAAGAAGTTCCAACAAAGGTTGTCACTTTTTCGTGAGAATTTTTATAAAATCCCATTTGAAGCTTTAATGGACCCGTTCCAACTTCGGTTCCAACTCCGGGGTTGAATTCGTTAAGTTCGCTTTCCCGGTCTAGGTGGTAGCTTGTAAACGTAAAGTTAGTTTTTACCCCGTACGCCTTTAAGTAATCAACAAGATTCATTTGTCTTTAACGGATTTTGTTTTATCTGAGGTTGTGCTCTTAAAGAGAAAGAACTTTTTCTATGTTTTCCTTAACTACGTCGATCTTTTTATATCCCATTACCGTCTTTTTCCAAGGTCCCCCATTTCTATGAATCCACGTTTTTTCTTCAACCGGAACAACTCGCATAAAAGACCAAGAGGAAACTGCATAGTCCCCGTACTCCCATTCGGTGCTGGAGTTGACCTTGTTATCTAAAACAATTATACCCATTTTTTGTTAAGACTGTCTGTCTGTAATCTTCTTAATAACACCTTTCACGACGTTTCCTTCTTCGTCTGTTATATCTTTCCCGGCGTTTATCTGTTCCGTGACAATCCTTTTCTTTTTTAGGACTTCAAACATGTCTTTGTCTATCGTTTCTTTTGCTAGAAGGAAGTAAACGTTCACAGAATCTTCTTGTCCTATCCGGTGGCAACGGTCTTCTGCTTGGCTTACTTCTGCGGGGGTCCAAGGGAGTTCAAGGAATACGACATTTGAAGACTCTGTTAACGTAAGCCCCGTTCCTCCAGCTTGTATGTTCAAGACAATCACCTTTTCAGAATCGTCGTTTTGAAACTTGTCTACAACGTCTTGCCTGTCTTCGACCGGAACGGAACCGTCAATTTTTAAAGCGTCAAATTCATCTACAATCTCTTGGATAACAAACTTGTGGTGGGCGAAAAGAACCAGCTTCTCCCCGGACTTCAAAAAGTCCTTGATCCACCTTTTCGCTTTCTTTAGCTTACCTTTGCTTGCAAGTTTTCGAAGCTCTGCAAGCTTCATCAATTTTTCGGCGTATCCGCTAATTTCATTCGCTCCATACTCCTTTCGAATTTTTTCCTGTTGTTCAAGGGCATCTAGACTTTCTATTTTTTCAAGGAAGTCTTCATCTGTAATCTCTTGTTTTCGAAGATGGGCGGCAAGGTCCTCTTCTGCCACGTCGTATTCTTTCCGGTTGTCAATATCAAATTCAATATACGAACGCTGTTTATCTGGAAGGTCTTCAAGAACCTCTTTTTTGTTTCTTCGAATATAGCAAAGTTTCTTTAAACGTTCGTGAAGCTCCTTTACATTTGAGGCCCCGTCGTAGTCTAGCCCCCACCGAGTTTGTTCAGCATCGCAGTAGCGTTTAACGAAAGGATAGAATCCACCAAACTCTTCTTCAAAGCGGTCGATGATCTTGAGTTGGTTGATAAGCTCTTTTGGCCTGTTCACAACAGCCGTTCCGGAAAGAAGGATCTTTGGCCCGTCTATTCTCCGTGCAATCTGTCTTGCGGCCTTAGAACGTTTTGCAGACCCGTTTTTTACGTAGTGGCTCTCGTCAAGTATAAGACCACCCCAATCGTGTTCTCGAAGTTTTTTCCTGTACTTCCATAGAATATCGTAGTTGATAATGCATACTCTAGCCCGAAGGTCAAGCCCTTCGCTAGAGTGCTGGACCTTTGCCGTTTTTCGGGGGAGCCACATGTTCCATTCTCTTTTCCAATTGTCTTTTAAAGAAGCTGGACATACGACAAGAACCGGATATGCATCTTGCTTGTGCATCGCCGCTATACTCTCCACAGTCTTTCCGAGGCCCGGTTCGTCTCCGATAATGACGTTTTTATTTTCAACCGCGTATTTGATTCCTACCTCTTGAAACGGATACGGGTTCATGCCTTGTGCGAGGCCGTAAACCTTGAAGTCTTCAACTTCATCTTTTTCCGCAAGGCGCTTGTTTTTCTCTTTCTGTTTTTCTACCTTCTTTGCTTCTTTAATGATGCTTTCCATCCGGTTTTGAATGGAACGGGGAACGTCTGACTTATCTAAATCCCAATCTTGCAAAAACTTCAAGAAGTCAGGAAGCGAGTTTCGGTTAAGCTTAAACTTCCACTCTTTGCTTCGCTTGACATACTTCCTTCCGGGAATGTTTTCCTTGACGTAGTTGACAAGCTCTTTGTCGTAATCGAAGTCAAGATAAATATAATCGGCAGATGTAATTCTAAAATCTATATCCGGCATACCTTTTGCTTTTTAATGAATGCTTTCCTTTTTGTTTATAGATAGAAAATAACAAAAGGGAGGCCAGCCTTTCAACTAAGCCTCCCTTCGGATTTAAAGAATATTCAAAACAGTTGTTTACTCAAACTCTGTTCCACAGTACGCACAAAACTTCCAATTCTTTTTTTGTTTTGCCCCACACTCTGTGCAATACTTCCGGGAACTGTTCTTTTGACTTGCAGGAAGAAGCTTAAACCGAACGGTGTGAAACGAGAAGTTTTTGAATTTCTCGTTTGTTACGTTGAAGTCTTGTCCGGTTTTCTCTCCCGGCTCAATTCTTCCGGTTTTTAACGTTTCTCCGTCTTTTGAAGAACCGGAAATGCTCACGTCTCCGCTAAAGCTGATAGAACTAAAGCTGGAAGTATCCATCCAGATTCTTGGCCTATTTGGGGCAGTCCAAGGATCTCGCTCCCACGGATACGGGTTGATAGGTTTTTTATCTGGATAATCGTCCTTTGGTGGATTCCACGTTATTTGATGTTGCTTATAGAAGTTGACCTCTTTTTCGTAAAACTTAATCGCAACTTCACCGTTTTTTTCAATGAAGCGTTCATTTTTTTTCGGCACTTCGTAAGTGCCGAACCGAAACGCTTTATCTTCTCCAATGTACCGTTTTAGAAACGTGTGTTCTCCGGGTCGTAAAACAAGACCCGAATCAGACGTTTCTCCTTGAATTTTAAGTTTAGCCAAGACCGGATCTTCGGTTGGGTTGTTAAGTTCTATTTCAAACTGTTGGCCGTCTTCAAGGTACACGTTTTGACCGTTTTCTGTTGGGCGTCGGTCTTTATTTACGGTAATCCATGCTTCCGGCTTTTGACTTTCGTGTGACGTATATGATTTTGTCTTGTACATAATTTTGTTGAACGTTTTGCTTCTATCGCTTCATACCCCGAAAAGAGGCATTCTAAAGCCCGAACGACTCGCGACTTCCGCATTTTATTCACCTATATATAACTGTAAGAGATAAAAGGTTGTGACTTCACAGACGTATTCAAAGAGACTTCATATGGCTGTACCTACAAAGTTTGACGGAACGCTTGGAAACCCCGTTGGAAAAACTTCATTTGGCTATTTTGACGGAGATCCGGATTTCATTAAAGACGCCCCCAAAATTGCAGATTGGATTGCGCGGCGTCTTGGTTGGCCGACTGTTGATATTGAGATCGATGAAAAAGACCTTTACAACTCCATTGAAGAGGCGATTCTTGAATTTTCAAGGCTTGTCAACCACCTTAACATCAAAGACAACTTAATCATTCTTCAAGGAAACGAAAAGATTGGTGAATATGAAAACTTAACCGGGAAACACGTCACCGGATCTCCAGTCCGGGAAATGGTTCGGCTTGCAAAAGCCTATGGGTCCGAGGTTGGACACGGTGGAAGTGTAACTTGGAGAAAAGATTTCATCAACATCAAACGCGGAAAACAGCGTTACGACATTAAAAAGCTTTTCAAAGAGAAAAACAGGTCCGGATCTGTTCCAATTGAAGACAGAGAGATCATCATCAAGAAGATTTACTACTACCCTCCACATGCCATTGAGAGGCTTTATGATCCATTCTCTGTTGGGGGAGTGGGAACGCTAAACGTTCTTCGAGAACTTGGCTTTAGCGACTATGGCGTGGCTTCTGAATACCTTATGATGCCAGCGTACCATGATCTTCTTCGCTTGCAAGCGGTTGAGTTTAACGACTTGATTCGACGCTCCGGATATACGTACAGACTTACCAACGGAGTGCTTACGATCACGCCGATTCCGGGAACAGAAGACTTTTTTGGTGGAGACGCAATTCCGGAAAACGACGACAACGAAGAACCAAACCGCTCGTTTCCAAGGAGGATCTGGTTTGACTATGTGTTCAAAGACGAAGCAAACAACGTTCAAGTTGTAGACTCCGATATTGCAAACGTTGTTTCCGACTATTCAGATGTTCCATACGACGTTCACCACTACGAAGACATTAACCAACCTTCTAGGCGTTGGATTTACAAATACGCACTTGAAGTTGCAAGACACAAGCTTGGAACTGTTCGCTCGAAGTACGGAAATTCTATTCCGGGAACCAACGGCGCTGACCTTCAACTTGACGGTGAAAGCCAAAAGCAGGAAGCGCAACAGAACATGGAACAGCTTGAAAACAACCTAAGAGAACAGCTTGAACAGCTTTCTAGGACAAATCTTCTTGAAGAGCAAAACCAACAGCAGCAAAATCTTCAAGAAATGATGAACCGGATTCCAAAAAAGATTTACATTGGCTATGGTGGGTAAAAAAGACCTTATCGAAAGAGTTGAACACAGAGTATCTTACCGCTTAACCGAAGACGCGGAAACGGATAAGCTAATGCGAAAACAAGCCGTTGACGTGTTTGAAAGCCTCTTAGAGTACATAAAAAGTGGTGGGATGATCCAATACATCGGGAGATACAACAGCCCGTATGTCCGGATCGATTGGTTTACAGAATACGAAAAGGAAGCTAAAAATCCGCTTCGAATCGTGTTTGGTGAAAAAAGCCAGTCTCGAACAGATGGAATGTATACAAACGAGCTTAAAGGTGGCCCTGCCATTGTGTTGTATATTCTTGAAGACAACCCGCATAAAAAGGATGAAAAAGAAATAAGACGTGAAATTTCTCAAAACCTAAGAAATGTGTTTGATCTTGTTATTCACGAATACATCCACTACTTAGACGATAAAAGAACTGACCTTGGGCTTGACCAAATTGCAACGTATGACTCAAAAGAGATTTCAAGCGAAGAGTGGAGAACATACTTTTCCGACCCTTTGGAAGTGAACGCTTACTTTCAATCGGCAGTTGCACAGGTTCAAGAACTTGTCGGTGAACCTAGCCTCCTTAACTCTTTAAACAAAAGAAACTGGAATGGGGACTTCCGGAAGTTCAAAGACTGGGTGTTCGGGGAGTTTTTGCCCGATCAACTTCTTCGTGCGGTGTCAAAACGGCAGGAAAAGCGGTTGATTAACAGGCTATACGGGTATTGGGAAAGTTACGTTCAACCAAAGCTTTCTTGACCTTTTCGCTTTGAGTTTCCCCGTTTTGCGTGCCCCGTGTGTAACGTGTAGCGAGTGTGTAGTGAACTCGTTATTATCGTTCCAAGCTTGTCATATACACGCAAGACGCTTTAAACACGCTCATTTTAACACCTACTTAGGAAGCGTAAGCTTGTCTGCTCTTTTTGAACTTGATGTTGTGTTTTATCGTATCGGTAAGCTGGATTAGCACCCGGTCGTTTTCTATGTCACATCTCATTCGGTGGGCATAATCGGGAAACGTTTTCTTTAGGTCTTTTAGACCCGAAAGTGAAACGCTTGTGTCATGCCTTCTACTTATAAATGAGATTCGACAGAACCTTTCGGCCAGCTTCTTCATTCGATGAATTTCGCTTTTGCACGAATCAAGAACTTCGGCTAGAAAGGATACCGAAAGCGTTAAGGGAGAAAAGCTTTCACCTTCAAGCAAATCGAAGGAGTGGCCTTTATGCGCTCGACTCGTTTTGCGAACGTACCATTTCCTTTGGTTTGCTCTTTTGGCAACCACCATCGAGAATAGGTGGGCTTTTGCTTCCTTAACGTTTTCTATATTTTTTACAGCGAGTTGACGAACGGTGCTCGACGTGATATTGTACTTGTTCAACAGGTGTTTCCATCCGTTGATTTTCCACGCCGAGCATCTTTCGCTGTAATAAATCCAGTCTAGGTCCTCTAAGCGGCTTAGATTCCGCTTTAGAGAGCGGTTACACGTCCACCTCATCTTCCCCTTCAAGTATTCTCTTTCGCGGCTTGTAATCGAAATATAACCGTCACAAAGAGACTTGAGGTGCATAAACAGCAAAAACTCGCGGGAAAGGTTGTTCCGAAGAACAAACTCCGCGAGCTTGACGTTTACGTTCAAATGTGGGTTGTTTAGATTAGGAGTAACCACGTTTAGCTTACAATAAAACCTTTTCGTTTAATTCTGTTCTATATATAGTGTGAACCATTTAAACTTTGTGTGAAGATTGGCAGAACTTGACAATAACGACGATTACGGAAGAGATCAACCCGACCAGCAGCAGTTTTTTGTGGGGGGGAATGATTGGGCCTTTATTCAAGGCGTTAATGAGGAATATGTAGACGAGATCATTGACATTCCGATCATCTACTACAAAATCCTTCCACAAGAGACGGTCACAAATCTGTACGGGGAAAGCCCCGAAGGAGAAGTGTACCGCCCTCCTTTTCAAATCAAAGTGCTTATTACCCCCGAAGATCAGCAAACAGATAGGCAAAACACCGGAGGTCCGACGAAGAAACAATCGATGCAGTTTGGTATTCAACGTGAAGTTTTGAAAAAGTTTGACATTTACCCGGAAGAAGGAGACGTTATTCAATGGTCAAATCTTTACTTTGAGGTAAAAGAAGTGGTTGACAACACGCTTGTTGGTGACAAGTTTAACCTTCGACACGCAGTTACGGTGCGAACTGAACAGACAAGAATTTCAAAAATCAACGTCATTGATCCCGACGAAGGATAATGAAACGCAAGAAAAAATCGCTTAATACTAAATCCAAAGAAGAATCCATCATTCGGGAGTATATTCGTCAAGTAATTCATGAACTTGGTGAAACCCGGTCTGGCTTCAACTACAGAAACATACTGTCTAGGCTTGACCCGATATACTTTAAATACGAGTTCTCTACACCCGAAAATGCCTACCAAGTCACCATTGAAAAGTATGGTGAAGACGAATCTAGTTTAGACGTTAGCTTTTCTGTTGATGGAAGTTTTTCTACGGTAACAAACGAAAACGAAATCTTCAAAGTCATGGCAACGGTAATGAATATTGTTGAAGAGTTTCATGGCTCTATGAAAAAACGGGGCATTTTTCCTGAAAAATATAACAAATACACATTTGCAGGTTCATTTAAGAGTGGTGGCCTTTCTTCTAGTGGTGGGAGCGAGCAAAGAGAACGTCTTTATCTTAAATTCATAAAAAATCGCTTTCCTAACGCAAGTGTAGAGCGAGATCCTGTAGGTTATACGGTTACTCCTCAACAGAGATAAAAATTTAGTTAGATGATGAATTCCGAACAAAGACTTAGAAGAATAATTCGAGAAGAGGTAAGCCTTCTCCTTCAGGAGAAAGAAGACCCTTCAAGAATATTTCGTGACGACTTAAACGGTATGGTCCGGGAATATTTTTACCGTTCTATGTCAGGCAATTGGGACACTTACGATTGGGAACGGATTGCTGAAATCCTTAAACCAGCATTTCGCCGGAAGTCCGTGGAGCACGGATTTTTAGGTTGGGAAGCATATGCTGACTATATGGAACGAATCGGAATGGGTCTAAGAAGCATGAATATTGATGTTTACCAGCTCCCGTTTGAAGAGTGGAGAGCCATTCCACAAAGGTTAGAGCTTGATAACCGGATATGGGGATATCACGTTTCAAGGTCCGATATATATAACCGGGTGGCAGACAAATATGAAATGGACCCCGACGACCCGTACTCCTTCCCAACAGAAGAAGACGTTTGGATTGAAGCGATGAAAGAACACGTAGATCGTCTTCAACAAATTTTCGGAGACGGTGTTCACAAAGACATATATGAAATTTACAAAGACTTAAAGAACATACGAAGGCTTCCACAGAAAGAAAAAATCAATCTTATCAACCGAGCGATTCATGCCGAACACGAAACCGGAGACGTTGTTGAAAACATGAGCGACCCGGACGATCTCCGTGAAGACGCTGAAAAAGAATACAAAAAACGTAGGCGTTCGAAAGTTGCTAGAGTCCGAAATAACCCAAACTTCATTTAAGTTATGACTGAAAACGAAAAACGGATCTCAAAAGCTATCAAAAGAATCCGTAAAAACCAGTCAAATCGTCCACCTAAAATAAAGCAAGTATTTGAACTTTGAACTATGATTCGATTTAATGATTTACTTCGTGAGGCAAGGTCCAATGGAATGTCTGACGCTGAACTTGAAGACATTTTTTGGGATCTTGATTACCGGGAAGCTTTAAGTGTTTTAGATGAAGAAGGCGTAGATTACACCGAAGAAACTTTAAATGGACACAAGTTCGTCGTTCTTCCTGAAGAGGATAAAATCATAACCGCCCCGGATTCTTCATACCCCGAAGTGAGTGGGATTGAAGACTGGTTTATGCGCGACATGTACAGTTTGGGTGAAATTTACGAAGAAACCGAAGTAGACTGGAAGGAAATCTACAACAGACGTTTTTGGGAAAACGTCGGAAGAACCGAGTATGAACTTTTCCATGCTACTCAACCGAAGTATGTAGATAAGATTTTAGATGAAGGTTTAAACGCTACAAACCAAACAAGAGGTCTAAAAAATAGGTCCATCGGAAATGCGGTGTTTACCGTGACGACCCCGGATCGGCTTCTTAACGGTAGTTACGGGGATGCAATCTTAGTAATTGACGTTGAAGCTATGAAAAAAGATGGATACACCCCGATGGTCCAAAAAGAGCCTCAATACATGAGATACGACGCCCAAAGCTATATCGCACACAAGTTGAATTTGCATGGATTTAACTATTATGGGTTAGAGCCAAGAGCAAGAGACGTTTGGCCGGAAACGCGGGTTATTCACAACGACATTCCAAAAAGGTTTTTAAGTACGTATGAATAGAGAAAGCGTTTTTTAATCAATGGCAAAAAATGTACCGGACAACTTAGGTGGGGATCACGAAGTTGAAATTAACTATATCAACAAGTCCAAGAAAGACAGACTTCAAGAACAGTTAGACAAGTCCAAAAAGGAAGAAAGAGTTAGCACCGACCCTTCAAACCGAGCGTTTGAAAAGAGAAGAGATACCGATAACGTAGAAAATCTAACAGTTGGCCTTGAAGACATTGACCGGAACATTATGTTCCAGCTTAAAGAAAGGTTCAACTTTGAAGTTAAACAGAACGGAGAAATGAAACGGGTCCCGGTTATTTGGGATTCCCCTGAAGATTGGGCATGGGCACAAAAGCAAGCCCAAGAAGAAAACTTAACAAGTCTTCAAGATCGGGTTATCTACCCCCTTATTATCGTAGACAGAAGTAGCGTTCAAAGATGGTCTAACTTAGATGGTCAAAACACTCGTCTTAACATGACCCCGAAACCGGGAGTGTATTCTGGAGTACGTACACGTTCTTCACAAAACAGATTTGACAATTTTGATGCTCTTCAAGACAGAGACCCGGTTGAAACGAAGTACGTGATTCAAGTTCCAAAGTATCTTCAAGTTTCTTATAACATACGGCTGTTTACAGAGCAGATCCAACAGATGAACAAACTTATCGAGCGAATTTCGTACTACAGCCAAGAGTATTGGGGCGACCCCGAAGACTATATGTTTTACACGTCTGTAGACAGTATTAACCCGGAGACGGAAAACACCCAAGACGATAGTAGATACGTTACGGCAAACTTCAGCGCAGAGGTTAACGGATACATCATTCCTGAAGACATGACCTATGAAGCTACAACGAAGAAGCTACACAGCGTAGCAAAAGTGACGTTTAACGAGTCTACGTTAACTCCCGATCAAATGAAAGATCGCATAAACTCGAATTCACGAAGAAGCTAGAAAATGAAAGTCAATTTTCCAGACGTATCGGTTGAAGGTGAAATTGTTGAAGAAGAGCAGGTAGTAACTGACGAAACAAGAAGCCTCTTTGTTGGGGGCACCGAAAGAGGTCCTGCCTTTGTAAAGACCCCGGTTGGAACTGTTGAACAGCTTCACCGGATTTATGGAACTGAAAGTCCAGTTGTAAAAGCGGCAGAAAAACAAATCAAAGCCGGGGGCGTTCCCCGAATTCAACGGGTCATGGACTCGAAAAGTGAAACCCCCGACACGATTGAACTTACTGACTCGTCTGGAGACGCGCTTTTAGTTTGGATATATAGGGGTGGCGTTGACAGCCGAACGGTCGAAGCGTCTGGAGACGTTACAAACTTTACACTTACCATTGAGTCAGACCCACCCGGCACAGTTTTTGAGGAAGTGGATTTGAGCTTAAATGACCAACTTGAAGGATATGTAGAAAGAGAAGATATTGAAGACTTTGAGCTTTACCTTTTCTTTCCGGAAAAGCTTGAAGACCTTGACGTAGACGAGCCCGTTGACGCAAGTTTTAGAAAAGGGTTGGACCTTTCCTCTCTTTCTCCAAGTAGACCTAAAACTCCGTGGATCACGTCTGGAGATTTCAATGAAAATTTTCAAAGAGAACGCCTTTTTCGGTTCGTTTTAAACAGTGAAGGAACTGATGAAAACAAGCGGGTGAAGGTGTCTATTAGCGAAATCAACGAGCAGGAAGGCACCTTCACCGTTGAAGTCCGGGATTTTGAAGATAGCGATTTCAACCCCACCGTCTTAGAGAGATTTGAGCTTTTAAGTTTAAATGATGGTGAAGATTCAGAGAACTATATAGCCGAGGAAATCGGGGACAAATACAGCTTCTTTAGTGATGGTAGAATAGCAACAACCGGAAGATACGAAGGGCGCTCTAACTACGTGTCTGTAGAGGTTGCACAAACGGCGTTTCCTTCCGGAGTAGTGCCAAAGGGTTTTGAAGGGTACAAAACCCCATATGCGCCAAGCCAAAGCCTTCCAGACCCGGTTTACAGAACCACTCAAAGCCTAGGAGACATATCTGATTACGTCGATTTTCCGTTAAGTGAAAGAGACGATCTTTTTCTTGGGTTTGACGCAAATGTAAAAGACAACATTCAATACTTGAAACCCATTCCCAACGGGGCTTTGTCTTCACCTGACTTTAATTTAGAAGACGCCACAGACGTTGTTGAAGAAAAGTTTACCGTGGCGTTTCAAGGAGGCTACGACGGTCAAATCTTAGAAGATGAAAAAAAGACCGGAATTGATGCTACTTCGAATAACCTGTATGGAATAACCGAGCTTTCAACGTTTGAAACGGCTTTTGAAATTTTAAATCAAGACTTTACACTTGACGTTGAACTTGTTGTGATTCCGGATTGCCTACTTGATGTGCATACAAACCTTTGCAATAGCGCAGAGGCGTTTGCACGGGACACAGGAACCGTTCTCTTTGTTGCCGGGTATCTGCCTCCGATTGAAGACTTCTCTTCTCTAGAGGACCCAAAAGAAACTCTTGTATCCAGCTACGCAAGCGTTTATCACGGATGGGCTAATGTAGAAGGCAAAACATATCCAATCTCAAACTTTGTTCCCGCCGGATATTCAAAACACGACAACTCTGTTGGCATTTCAACTGCTCCCGCAGGAGACTCTACAAACCTTACCGTCGAGGACTTAGAGCGGAACTACTATAGAAACGAAGAAGAACAGTTTCTTCAAAACGGGATTAATTTCGTTTCTGATAATAGACTTGGGATTGTTCTTCAAGGAAACCGAACGCTTCTCTCTGGAGACGGGCCGAAAACGAAGTTAAAGGTCCGTAGGGGGCTAAACAAAATTAAAAACGAGGTTTCTCAAAGAGGAAGAGAACTTCTTTTTGAAAACATCAATGAAGACTTAACTTCCGAATACCGAGACTTTATTGAAAACACGCTTTCGGGCTTTCAAAATAACGGCCTTTTAGAGAACTACACGTTCGACTTGACTCCACAACCCGACCAGAACCGAATATCGGTAGCAGGTCAGCTTCAATTTACCGGAACCAATGAGTTTATTGACGTAAACTTTGATTTGGTTCGAGAAGTGGATGTATTTGTATAAGATATGAAAACTCGCATTGTTTTATCCTATATATAAAGTGAAAACAACACAAAAATACTATGAAGCTAGATAAATCCGAATTGAACAGTTTGCAAAACTTAAAATCAAGTCAAGAAGAGCTTATCTACAAGCTTGGATGGATTACGCTTCAAGTTAATTCTCTTCAAGAAGAAATTGTTGACCTAAAGGCAAAAAAAGAAGAGATCGTCCAAGACATAGAAGAGGTCGAAGAAAAAGAAAACGACCTTCGAAAAAGCTTGATGAAAAAGTATGGTGACGTTTCAATAGACATTAAAACTGGAGAAGTTACAGAAAACGAGCAGTAATTGTTACAGGCAAGCTGGTTATTGAGTTAACCAAGAAATGCTTCTTCAAATACACACAAACTAATAAACGAATAAAATGGCTGAAAAACTAGTCTCACCGGGAGTTTTCATAGAAGAAAACGACCGAACATTTCGACAAGCAGGCGTTAGCCAGATTTCAGGTGCATTTGTTGGCCCTACAGAAAAAGGGCCAGCGTTTGAACCTGTTACTGTTGAGTCTGCCCAAGAGTATATTGAAATTTTCGGGCAAAGTGGATCATACACCGACTTTGCGGTTCTAAATTATCTAAGAGACGCCGGATCTGCAACCGTGGTTCGGGTTCTAGGTGGTGGACCTTCTGCAGTTGACGAAGGTGTTGCCGGATATGTAAGTGATATTTATGAAATCCGCGAGTCTACCGCTTCCGACCTAGGTTCTAGTGACAGCATCACTAACGTAGAGCAGGACGTACTTGCGCTTCTTGCTCCAACCGGAAATGCTCCTGACGATCTTGACCAAAATATCACGTTAACAGGTGCTGGAACGTTTGATGAATTTGACTTGGAGGTAAACGGAAACACGTATCGAATTAGCCTAAATCCTTCAAAGTCAAATTACATCAAAGACGTGTTCGGAACAAGTCCGGAAGGCCCAAGAGAAGTTTACGTTCTTGCAAACTTTCTTGAGCTACATGAAGAGATCCGCGACGAATATACGGGCACTCTTAGCGTGGAGCTTAACGTAAGAGCAGAGACACTTGATTTTGACAATCAAGGCTTTTCTAATGCTTCTACCCCGTGGATTGTTTCGCAAGACCTTCTTGAGGAGCAGCCGATGATGGAAGACAAGATTCAACTCTTCCGTTTCCACACTCTTAGCGACGGAAACGACGCAAACCGAGACGTGAAGGTTGCCATTCAAAACGTCCGAACGCCCGATGAAGTTACCGGAAGCGAGTACGGGCTTTTTGATGTTGTTGTCCGTGACTTTGGGGACACAGACTTAAATCAAGATGTTCTTGAAACGTATACGGACGTAAATCTAAATCCGGAGTCTCCACAATTTATTGCACGTGTCATTGGTAACAGAAACGTTATCTTTGAAGCAGACGGTGGAACCCGAATCACCGGAGACTACCAAAATAATTCTGAATACGTCCGAGTTGAGGTTAACCCCGAAGTTGTTCGCGCAAACGAAAACGGAAAGAATGATCAAGCAAATCTTATTCCTTGGGGGTTTGAATCTTACTTGTTTCCATACCAGCTTGATGAACCTTCCGCTCTTCCACATGGCCTTAAAATCCGTGAAAACCAGTCTAGAGTAGATGCGGATTACGACGCAAGAGATACCGCCGATTGGACACAAGTTGGGCAACCCGGAAACAGAACAAGCAATCAAATCCATTATGGGTTTGATTTCACGTACGATTCAAACCTTGTTTACCTTAACCCGACGCAAAACGATCTTGACGTTGAAGACGTAGATACAGTTTCTACAGACTTTAACTTCTCTAATTCGGTTGGATACAACGCTTCCACCGACGAAAGAAGTTTTGAGCGTCTAGACCAAAGCGAACGTAAGTTTATCCTTGGTTTCCAAGGCGGGTTCGATGGAAAAGATATTTCCGTTACCCCTGCCAAGGGAGAAGACATTACGGCTTCAAACACGCAAGGATTTGACTGCTCTTCATTTAACGCGCCGGGAAGCCTTTCGTACTTCGACGCATTGAACATTCTTTCAAACAAAGAGCGGTATAACATTAACCTTCTTGTAACGCCGGGAATTGTTCAAAGCCTTCACTCTTCAGTTGTTGAAGCTGGCGTGGATCTTGTAGAAGAAAGAAGAGACGTGTTTTACGTTCTAGACGCCGCAGGCGTTGACGCAAACGTGCAACAGGTCACGCAAGCGGTCGGATCTCTAGACACTTCTTACGCCGGAACCTACTATCCTTGGGTCCGGGCAAGAGACAACTCTACAAATCAAATTCTGGAGCTTCCTCCAAGCGTCTTGATTCCAAGAGTGTACGCCTTTAACGACCAAATTGCAGACCCTTGGTTTGCACCAGCAGGTCTTCAAAGAGGTGGAATTCCGGAAGCACGCGAAACGGTTCGTCGGTTGACAAAAGACGACCGCGACACGCTTTATCAAGCGCGTGTGAACCCGATTATCCAAGACTCTGACCAAGGAGTTGTTGTGTTCGGCCAAAAAACGCTTCAAACACAAGCTTCTGCACTTGACCGAATCAACGTCCGTAGACTTCTTATTGCATCGAAGAAGTTCGTTCGAAACGCGGCTCTTAACTTCACGTTCGAGCAAAACAATCAAGCAACTCGAAACGAGTTTGTGACAACCGTTGAGCCGTTCTTCGATAGAGTACAGCAGCGAAGCGGACTTGAAAACTTCGAGGTCCAAATGGACGGAGACAATAATCCACCGGAGATCGTTGACCAAAACATTCTTGTTGGAGATATCTTCATCCAACCAACAAGAACTGCAGAATTTGTTCAAATCGAATTCAACGTTCTTCCAAGTGGGGTTGAATTTGGAGACGAAGGATAACCTTTTACAATCAATTAACAAATAAAAACAGTTACGTGAAGAAAATCAAATATAAAGTTTGAAAATCAAATGAAACTAGAAGATGCTCTACGAAAAATTGTTCAAGAAGAAACTCAAAAACTACTCTCTGAGGTAGACCACAGTAGAAACATCGAAGTCCAAGAAAACATTACGGTACGAGACATGAAGACAGGTGATATGCTTCGTATGCCGTTTAAAGGCGATTATCGCCTCTTCTTTATCGTTTGGCCGGGAGACGGGGAGTATTTTCACGCCCTTGACCTTGAAAAAATGACTGAAAGAGAGATTGCTTCTTTTTTTGCACACGTATACGACAGGCTTTCACCTATGGCCCGAAGAATGATGGAGAAGACGTTCCCGCGTCGTTTGACACTTGGGCCAATCAAAAAAGACGAGAATTTTTATCACGATATTATCAAAAGCCTTGATTTCGTGAAAGATAATTACAGAACTCCGAAAATTTCAAACATCGGGGACGACTTAATCCAGCGCGTTGTGTATAAACCTTCTCTTTCCGGAGAGATTTCCGACTATCTTATGTAGACATGAAGAAATACCTTACGCCGTAGGACCGTTATAGTTAGTTTCCTAAAGGCGAAGGACGTGGGGGGCTCAAAATATCCGAGGGTCCCCCACATTTATGAAGGTAAGACTAAGTAAATACTGTGAAACTTACTGAAGACAAACTTCGACGTATCATTCGCGAAGAAATCCACCGCCTTAGCGAAGGCTCAAACAGCACCCGAATTGTGCAGGCGCTGTATGAGCTTATGGAGCGTAATGGCCTCAACCCGCGCATCAAGCAGCAAAATGTGGTTGAGTTTGGTGATGGCTACGATTACGTGCGCGTACACCAACACGACCAACACTTTTTTGACGTTAAAATTAGCGTTCCCGGAATGACAAAAACGCATCGAATTAATGTTCGAGACTCCGAAACGGCCCGTGACGCCGCAATTGAAATTTATGATAAGCTTGATAGATACGGAGTTTAATCAAAAACCCTTATAACAAAACTATTATGTCTCAATACAACGATGGAAAACATGCCAGATACAAGCTTCGTGAGATCATGAAGTTTGCGAAAATGCTTCATGACCACATCGAGCCGGGAGACGAGCTTCCCGAATGGATTATGGACAAATTCACAATATCTGCAAATGACTTAAACGAGTCTTACCAGTATCTTGAAAACAAGTCCATTGAAAAGAAAATCCGTATGTACGTCCGGGAAGAAATCCAAAACCAATCTCGGTAACTTTTAAATAAGTCCTATATATAGACAGAATACGTAACATGTTACAATATTATAACCAAAAAATCAAATGGTAAAATCAAATGGCATTTGAACAACTAGAAGACAACGAACTATTTTTCACGGAGTTTGAACCGAAAATGCAAAATCGGTTCTACTTCAAGCTTGCGGACTTAAACGTTCCGGCGTACCTTATTAAGTCTGCTTCAAGACCAGAAATCAATTTTAACACCGTTGAGCTTCCGCACATCAATATAACGCGGAAAGTCAAGGGGAAGGTGTCTTACGGAGACGTTTCACTTACTCTTTACGACCCGATTTCCCCTTCTGGTTCACAAGCCGTTATGGAGTGGGTCCTCCAACACCACGAGCCAACCACCGGACGTGACGGATATGCTGACGGGTATAAAAGAGACGTTGTGTATAACACCCTTGACCCGTCTGGAACTCGAATTGAAGAGTGGAAGCTTAAAGGAGCGTTTGTAACGTCTGCTTCATTCAACGAGGCAGGATTTGAAAATGATGCTCCGTTCGAGATTAACCTAACGCTTGCCTACGATTATCCTGTGCAGAATTACTAATTTTCAATCAATTCCCACAGTTAATCGTTTGGTTCAGTTTTTGTTAAAATTGCCAAATACAATGAAACTGTCTGAACGCAAACTTAGGAAAATAATCAAAAGAGAGTTTAAAGAGATTTTTCCGGGATTTGAACGTACTGGAAACGACGAAATTACTAGGAAACTTGCTGACTTCAAAGAGCAGCTTCCAAAGTTTAACTCCAGAGATTTAGTTAACTTGGAAATTCGGAACCCTAAACTCCGTAAAGACATGAAACGCTTACGCAAAAAGCTGAAGGGTGTTGAAGATTTTGTTGAAGAAATGATCGAAAAATCTAATAGAAATAAATACAACAATAATTAATTACTATGGACGTTTTTCAAGAAATGAAAAGTTACTTAGAAAAAGCTGGAACTTCAAAATCTGATGGATACTCTTATAAAGGGTACTTCATCACTTTAGACCGAATGGGGGGTATGACCACCTTTGTAAATGTCCGAAGGGACGTTTACGATGAAGACGTGGTTGCTTCTGCAACGATTGAAGACGGTCGCGTTGAGCTTAAAAAAGATTCCGGTGGCATGACCCCAACGATGAATAAAATGAGATACCGAGGACCCGAATCGGTTCTTGACGCTCTTTTATCAATGAACGAATCAAAAAACAAATCAAGAAAAAACACTATGAAACTATCTGAACGCAAACTTAAACGCATAATTCGTGAAGAAACAAAAAAAGCTATGAATGAAAGGAGCAAAGATGCTATGGAGATTGGTTCTTTCGCTGCGTCTGATGGAGACTATTCTGTAGAAGTAGTGACAAACCAATTGGGTAAATCCAACGTTCGTATTTCTTCTTACCGGGGAGAAACTGTACTATATCTCTCTCCTAGAACTGCAAAAAGACTTTCGGATCTTCTTCGTGAAGCTTCAATGAGTTCTTAACAATATGACTATGAATTAAACTCACAAGACTATTTTAATAAAAATTGAATAAAAATTATGAGACTGTCCGAACGCAAACTTAAACGCATAGTCCGTGAAGAAACAAAAAAAGTTATGAATGAAGTAGACCTTTCCAGAGAATTTAAAACAATTGGAAAATTCATGGAAGATGTTTCCATGTCTTATGGTTCTGTTCGTCCAATTGGTGAAAAAACAGAACGTGGTGAAAAAGTTTACGAGTTTGAAATCAATGGTGCTATTTTTCAGATCAAACCTTTGACCTAACTAACAAACTAACCTAAAATTGAAGTAAAATGAAACTATCAAGGCGCAAACTTAAACGCATAATTCGTGAAGAAACTCAAAACGTTTTGCAAGAGGCTTCTTACAGCCAAAGAAGCCGTACTGTTCGCATCGGTCGTGAAGAGTACGTAGTGGGTATTCGAGTTGAAGACGACCGTGTTGCATTAATCGCAGAGCCAAATGATCCACAAGCTACTATGAATCGACGTGGTGATGAGTTTGACTTTATGAACGCTGTGTCAAAAGAGCTTGGTATTGATATTTACCATTTTGACGATCCAAGCATTTCTGACAGGGCAATGGCATTTCGCGTTCCCCCACAAGAAATTCTTGACCTAATTGTTCGATAAAACTAAACTTTAAAATACAATGAAACTATCAAGACGTAAACTTAAACGTATAATCCGTGAAGAGGTCCGTAACGTGATTCAAGAGTCTCCGATCCGGGGACAAGCATCCGACATGGACCGCGACGAGCTTATTATGCAGGGAAAACAACTTGCACGTAGGTTAAGCAAAACAAGGCTTAGACAGCGCGTTCTTGGGCGTCTTGGTTTTGAAACCGCAGCGGACCTTTTGGGATACATGGATAGGATGCAAGGCTTTAACATGGAAGTTCCACAACGCAGGTTCAACAGAGACGCGGTTCGTGACCAGCTTGTAAACGTTATCGAGACGATGATCGAGCTTATGGGCAAAGAAGACTTCTTTGCCGAGCTTCTAATGGCTGCTTCAACACAAGACATTCGAAATCTTCTTTCAAGATAAAAAGTTAAACTAATATGTCTGCAAATAAAAAAGAACTGTCTCAATTGTTTGTAAGTCAAGCAAAGACAGAGTTGGGGCTGAAAAAGACTCGACCCATTACGGGGTTTGACGCTTCTTTTGAGGGTAGTTATGGAAAATTTGACGTTACGTTGTCCGTAGAAGAGTACATGGACCGGAACGACCCGTCCACAGTTGTTCAAATGACTTGGAAAGCGGGAAGTCAAGGAATTTCTTTTGAAGATGATTTTCTTGATCACCGGGAAAGGGCGTTAAGGTTCTCTGCTTACCGCTTGACTTTTGATCCCTCTGGCATGTACCAAGAGGACCGGACAGCGTTGGGATCTAGAGTTGTGTACGACGGAAATTTTCAAAATACCGTTAAAAAAATGCATCGGTTAGTTACTAGAGAATTGAACTTAAATGAAAATACAATGAAACTATCAAGGCGCAAACTTAAACGCATAATCCGTGAAGAAACGAAGAAAGCTGTAAACGAAATGCAGCAAAGACGTATCCTGAACGGCAGGTCTTTTAGAAAATATCTTAAAGGCAAAAAAATTAAAGACACGGCTGTTACTCGAAGGGGCCTCAATCAATGGGAAATTCACTTTCCGAATAACGAAAGGCTTCTGATTAAAAACCCAGATGAAGTTTTGTTTAACGACCAAAGTTAGATGTGACTAAAAAAGTTTATTGCCTCTTATTCACAACCAAATCAAAAAGCGTAAAAATGTTGTTTAGAAGAATAAGAAGAATTGTTAAAGAAGAATTGTTAAAGAAGAAGTAACAAAGGTCCTTTCCAGCCGTGGACTTACAATAAGGGGAATGCCAAACAGCTTTTGTGTGGTTTTTGAATCCCTTACCGGGTCTGAGGTCATTAGAGACATTGTTTCCGAAGTGGATTACCTAACTCTTTGGAAAATGGGCAAGGGAACCACAGGAAAGGGACCCCGACCCGTTGGTATTTACGGCCCAAATAACAAGCAAGAAGCTATAAATCATGCAAATAGGTCACTGTATTAGATCGACTGTTTAGAATAAAAAGGTTAGAATAAAAAGGTTACACTATTCATAAATTAACGAAAATACAATGAAGCTATCAAAACGTAAACTGCAACGTATAATTCGTGAAGAAACCCGGAAAGTTCTAAGTGAGGATTCTACGGGGGTTGACATGGGAAGAGTTCTCCAGCTTATAAAAGAAGAAGGTGAAAGATTTCTTCGTATAGAAGACTTGCGAGGCCGAGTGACCGTTAGCCAAAGACACAATGTTGTTGATGTTGAAGATTCGAACTTAGAATATCCTATTACTATAACTGCGGAAGAGTCCAGAAGAGGTGGAGTCCTTGTAGAAGTTGGCTCTGAAATTTCTGTTAATTACGGACGTGGAAGTGGACTTGAAAAGATTTCGTATAGAGACCCGGAAGATATTGTCAATAGCCGCAAGCTTCTAGATGCTATTACGGATCATCATATTATCATTGATGAATTTGAAGAATCAAGAAGATACTAGTAACGGCATTAATCTACACACGTTAAATTAGAATGAGACTTTCAAGACGTAAATTACAACGAATAATTCGTGAAGAGATCCGAAAGACCTTAAATGAAAGGGTTATCCGGGAAAAGTACACAGTTGATGAGCTTGAACGAACCGTAAAAGACCAGTTTCCGATGGCCCGTGTCATTCGCACTCCAGACGGAGTACACAGAGGAATCCCATTCAGCGATTATGGTGGGGTTTTAGTTGATATGGGCGGTCGCCAAGAAATGTACTTTGTTCGTGTAGATGGAGAAGTTAAACGTTATAGCCCGGAATCTGGAAGTCTATTTATGGGCCGTTCTGAGGATGCTAAACTCTTGAAACAACTTTTTAACCTTTAACACTATGAAATTATCAAGAAGAAAATTGCAAAGAATAATTCGTGAAGAGGTCCGAAAGACCTTAAACGAACGAGTTACCGAAGATGAACACGAGAGGTTTGTTCGTGGAATCGAAGAAGCGGTAAGCGACGTTCTTGGATTTTACGATCTTCGAATGAACCCAAGAAGCGATAAAGGACCCGGTTCTCAAATCGAGTATCAAGACAGAGACGACACCAGAGGGTTCTTTGTTGACCTTGAAGAAACCGGGCGTGGATATGAGATAACCGTCACCGGAAGAGGAAGGTCAATGGAAGAAGGAACCACGTTTCGCGTAAACAGCTTAGGTGACGAGTTTGTTACCGAGCTTGCTTACGTAATTGAAGAAGAGCCGCTTGAAGCAAGACCGGAACCGCGTTCATCTTTCCGGTAACGACAAAGAATCAAAAATCAACCAGTAAAAAATTATGAGACTAAACAGAAGAAATCTTAGAAGACTTATCGAATCCGAAGTTGAAGAACAAGTTGGGGAAGAAGACGAAGAACACGAAGATGAAGAAAAGACCGAGCGTGTTCGAGTTAAAAACAACGAGTCTGGAAACAGCTACAAGGTTCGACAGGACTTTGCGTTTTCAAATCCACAACGCTACTCTAGCATCCGAAAAATGGTTCGAGAAGAGGTTCGTTCGATGATCGGAGAACAGTCCGGAGCCCAAGCTGCAGAAAAAACGATTGAAATCCGTTCGGATATGCAGCAAATGAACCGAAAGTTCCGAGACTTGATGCAGATGGTTAGAGACGTTGACCGTGATATGGTTGATTGGACAGAAGAAATTCATGAAGATTTCCGTGATCTAATGGATGATCTTTACGACCTTGGAAACGAACTTTCTATGAAGTAGTTAAATTTAGAAGTAACACTTTTATAATTAGTTATCTAGTATAAATACACAAACACGAAATTTTGCCAAATGCGACTTTCAAGGCGTAATTTAAGAAGAATTATCAAAGAAGAGACAAACAAGCTTCTTTCCGAGCAAACTCTTCCAAGAGACTTTACCGTTGATATTCATCTTGGAAAGTACGGAAAAAGGTGTGCCGAGTATGTTATGGATGATCTTCAAGATAGGCTTCCGCGAAAGGCCGACATGTACGTTGATTACGGGCCGAAGCACCTTCGCGGGTCCGGTGGATTTGGATTTGTAGCCTACAGTAGAAGTGATCTTGAATATGAAGTTCAACTGACCGTGATGCTTGCCGCCAAAAACGAGAACATCATTCAAGTTAGAATACAAGGCCCGGATAGGGGAACAGAAAAAGAAGAGTGGACTTTTGGCATGAACGAAAATCCACAGGACCAGTTAGATAATGCTGCTTCATATATTATTCGTATGCTTGGGTACCGCACATAAACTTCCGGGATCGTTGAGCTATCCCTATCTATAAACAGAGTTTAACGTCGAATAAACAAAAATCATTTACAAACGAAACCGTTATGGCAAACTTTGAACCAGAAATTCAATCAAAATCCTTTGAGCTTCCAAGCAAAGGGTATTTTTACGATAAAGACAACCCTTTGGCAAATGGCACGCTTGAAATCCGGGCCATGACTGCAAAAGATGAAGACATTTTAACAGATCAAAACCTTGCAAAGAAAGGCAAGACGCTTGACCGTCTTTTAGACAATGTGATTGTTACTCCAATTGATATGGACACAATGCTTTTAGGGGACAAGGCGGCAGCAATTGTGGCTACTCGAATTATCGGATACGGGCAACATTACCAGTTCACCTACAAAGACCCGTCCAGCGGAGAAAAACGAAAAGCAAGCGTTGACCTTGTTAACGATTTAAAAGATAAAGAGATTCCGTTTGAAGAGTTTGACAGACACCAGAAAGAGTTTGACTTTCAACTCCCACAAACCGGATATAACGTGAAATTTAAGCTTCTTCGCCATAAAGACAATGTGGACATGCGTTTTGAAAGAAAGAAGCTTCAAAGAGACGATGGAACCGAAGGAAACATTACGCTTCGTTTGAAGCACCAAATCGTAGAAATTGAAGGAGACAGAGACGGGTCAACGATTGCAGAGTTCATTGACGAGTTCATGCTTGCAAGAGATAGTAGGGCGCTTCGTGAAGAGGTAGACCGAGTAACCCCCGATATTGATCTTACCATTGACGTGTCCACAGACGACGGTGAAGTTGAAGAGGTTCCGATTCAAATCGAACCGGAGTTTTTTTTTCCTTCCCGGACGGATACATAAAAGAAGTTCACAAGGAAATATTTCAACTTGTGTACAACGGAAACTTCTCTTGGCACGAAGTTTACTACGAAATGCCAAGAAAATACCGGAGAATGTATGTAAAGCTTCTTGTCGATCAAAAAAAGAAAGAGAAAGAGCAGATCGAAAAATCCGGGAAAGAAAGTCAAGGAACCGGGCCGGGGCCATACAGACCCGAAGGCGTTCCGGAGTCTTCATCCCCACCAAAGCCAAGCCCTTCTCCGAAACCTTCCCCGTCAGGTTCAAAACCAGATGTTCCACAACCTTCAAACCAACAGGCGTCTTCGCCGCTTTCATCCGAAGACGCCAAGAAGTTTCGTAGAAAACTCAAACAAATGAAAGAAGAAACATGAAAAAAGGTAAGCTAACAGAGGGCATTATCTCCGATTTTGTAGACAAGTTCATGGACAAATTTTTCCGTGGGACCGGGGGGAGAGATCGAGACGAAAAGGTAGAAAAGATCATTCAAAACGACCCAAAACTTCGGCGCAAAGCCCGTGAACTTGAACAAAACGCACAGGAGATGGAACAGGCCCTTGAAGATAAGTTGAAGAAAGCAAAAGAAGATCCTCTCTTTTAAAAAGCATGTTACAAAAAGGCGATGAAAAAAGACGTAGCTAAATGGCAACATCATTTGAAAAACTTGAATCCTCCCTTGAAGGATATACCCAAAAGCAGGAGGGCACATCCCAAGCCATAACCGAGCTTCAAACAGTCATTGACGGGTTTGAAGACGTAGAGCAAGAACGTCTTGAATCCGCTAGTCGCCTCTTAGAAAGCTTAGAGAGAAACAACGAACTTCTCTCCCAATCCATCGATCAAACCGTTCCTAACGCCTTAGCGCGGCTTGAAGATATAAGTGGAACCCCTGCCGGGACTGCAGCCGCAAGTGTCATTGGGGCGCTTCCGGAAACCGAAAACTTAGAAGAGCTTTCATCTGTCACCGAAGAAGTGGTCGGGTTTATTGACAAATCCACCGAAATTCAAAAGCAATTCAACGAAGGGGCGCTAACTCGAATCGAGCTTGAAGAAGAGCTTCAAAGCCTTCAAGAGCAAACAACTGAAAATCTAGAAAGACAGAAAAACGTCCAGTCCTCAACTGTTGAAGGAATAAGCGAGGACGTATCCCAAGCATCTGAACAGTACGGGGAGCTTTCCGGGCAAGTCCAAACGGCAGAAGAGTTTCAAGATGCTTTGAATACCCGTCTTGGGGATTTTGCCGAGCCTTTAACTGTGGCCTTAGAGAACTTACGTAGCGTAAAAGCTACACTTCTTGGTATTGTAACTTCTCCTTTGGCCGCACTTGTGGCATTGGTAGGTGGAGCCGTGACCGGGTTTGTGTCTTTGAGTAACCAAACTCAAGATTTTGTTGAAGAAACCGGGCTTGCCGTTGACCAAGCAAGAAACCTAACGACACAAATCAACCAAAGCCGAAGCCAAATCGCAAGGTTTGGCACGGAAGTTGAAGAGGTTCAAGCTGGCCTATCTACTCTTATTACAAACTTCGGCACCTTAAACAGCGCGGCAGAGTTCCTTGGAACAACATCCGAAGGCGTTCAAAGTGAAATTACGAAGGTGGCAGGTCGTCTTCGAATTGGTGGGGAAGAGGCCGCACAGCTTCTTACAAACTTCGAGGAGCTTGCGGGGCTTACAGGAACAACCCGCCAAAACCTACTGGAGTCGGCAGAATCCGCTTCAAGAATCACGGACGTTCCACTTCGAACAGTCACGCAAGACCTTTCCGAAAACGCAGAAGAGCTTGCAACCTTTTCAAATTCTTCAAGCGAAGAACTTGCAGCCGCTGCAGCACGGGCTAGAGAACTTGGCACAAACATCGGTGAAGTTGTTGACGCTCAAAAGAAATTCCTAAATGACCTTCCCGGCCAGCTTCAAGCCGTGGGTGAAGCTTCGGCTTTAACTGGAATTCAATTTGACCAAGCCGAGCTTGCACAGTCGGCCAACGAAGGAACGGCGGCGTTTCAAGACGCTTTGGTAAGCCAGTTTGAAGACGTTGATCTTCAAAACCTTCTCCCCTTCCAGAAGCAACAGATTCAAGAGGCTTTTGGGTTTTCAATTTCCCAAATCCAAAGAATTAAAGAGACGACCGAGGCGACCCAAGGTTCCGCAGAAGATTTAGCGGATTCGATTCGGGAAGGAAAAGTTGGATTTGACCGGGCATTTTCAGAGACAGAAGCGTTTACCGCCCTTCAAGCTCTTCAAAACGAGCTTTCTGCAGCCGCGTTTACACTTGTTGAAGAGTTTACCCCACTTTTTAAAAATTCAAGTTCGGTTGTTCAAAACTTAACTGAAGCCGTAAAAGCGTCTATTCCTATATTCCGGCTTTTAGGTGACGGTCTTCGAATCGTCGGTGAAGTTGTTGCATTTGCACTTGACCGGATTGCAGACTTTATCAATATATCCGAGACGTTCATTAATTCCCTTGCAAGTGCAGCCGAAACGATGGAGGCTACCGAAAACAGAACCGCAAGTTTAGCCTCTGTGTTTTTCGGGCTTGTGGACGCTACTGTTTTTCTTGCCAATAAAACGTCTGAATTTTATAACGAGTTTGTTAGTTTTCTTGGAATTGAAGAGGAATTTGAGTCGTTTGTTTCAACGGTCGTTGGTGGTTTTGAAACTTTTGCAAGCTACCTTACCGGGGGCGTTCTTCTTGGCGCTCTTACGTTCTTTACCGGACGCGCAATTAAACGGTTCTTTACGTTCGGGGACGCGGTAGAAGAAGTGGCAGAAGAAACAGCAGAGTCAGTTGGAAATTCTTCAAAAAGCATCTTCGAGGGGCTTTCTAAGTCCATTACAAGCTTTGTGGACGGTCTTTCCGACGTTATTAACTCTGTCATTGACCTTGTAACTTCTGGCCTTAAAACGCTTCTCTCTGGCCTTGGACAAGCAATAAGCGCGTTTGGAAAGGCTCTTACCCCACTCGTTAACCCGGCAGTTGCAGGGGGAATCGCTGTGCTTACAGGTGCATTGATCGGTATCGGTGGAGCAGCTCGTCTTGCAGCCCCTGCCATTGATACCCTTGGTGAAGTTTTGATTAGCCTGTTTGATAGCTTACAACCTGTTCTTGAAACACTAGCCGGGGGAGTTGCGGATCTGTTCCGGGACTTCGGAGAGGCGCTTGTAACCTTAGCTGAACAGGCGGTGCCTCTTGCGGATACTTTCATTGACGGTTTCCTTCGTGTTATCGACCAAATTGGAGATAGCGTAGCGGGAGTTCTTGACACAATCTTCTCAGGAATTGTAAGCGTTGCAAATGCAGGTCCACAAATTGCGGTGGCTGCAGGAGGGATCACTCAACTTGCAGCCGCGTTTACGACCCTTACCGCAAGTGGAATCATTCAAGGCTTAACAGATTTTGTTGGGCTTGGATTTGTCGGTCAACTTGAACAGATCGCTTCGTTTGCAGAACCTTTGAACATCGTTGGAGTCGCAATTGACCGGGTAGCTTCCGGGTTTGAAAAACTTTCCGAAATTGACGTTGCATCGGTTGGAAGCGAACTCGCCCAATCGGTTGAAGATATTTCCGGGAATGAAGCCGTTGTTGAAGCCATTGGAGCGGCAGCGCCACAAACCACAACCGAAACCCCGACAACTGCAGGAGCAGAAGCTGGCGGTGGTGGTGAAGGAGGAACGGACATGTCCGATACAAATGGGCTTCTTCAACGCCTTGTCCAGCAAAATCAAACGCTTATTCAAGTTATTGCCGAGCAAACCGATATTAATCTTGATTCGGAGAAAGTTTCAAAGACGCTTCGAAATTCAAACAGCGCGAATACTTTGAAAAGCAATATTTAAAAGTAAACAAGATTTTCACATAAAAAACCCTCTTTACTAGTAGCATGGCTCTTTTTGATAATTTAGATGAAAATTCAGAGGTTCCGGGAACGCCAGAGAAAACACAGGTTCCGGAAACAGACCCGGATGTGCGTCTATCGAAAGAAACGTCCCCGAAGCGACAGGACCCGCGTGTTAACAGACCAAAGAGTGAAGGACCGAAGCTAAAAGATCCAAGAGTGAGTAAAGCTTCACAAACCGGGGTAGACCGAAGCGATTTTTCTAACCGAAACGCTCCGGATACCGAAGGGCCAAAAGAAAAAGATCCTTCCATTCCAAGACAAAATCAAGAGCAGGTCCAAAGAAAAGAAAGGTATAACATCGGGCAAATCAACCAAACTCCAATTGAGCCAAAAACCTATTCGTTTGAAAGCTTAAATCAAAGAGGCGTCGAGCCTCAAGAGCAAAATTTAGATGAAGCAAGACAAACAGGTGTTCAAGAAAAAGAAAACCTTGGCGTTGAAGAAACGCAAAACGAAGGCGTTTTATTTCAAAATGTAGTAGAAGGGGTTGAAGTCCCCGATTTTCAAGGGCCGCAAGAACTTGACCCGAATGTAGAAGATGTAGATGAAAATAGACAAACTGTTCCAAGCCGAGAAATTGACGTAACAGAGTCTTCAAACTTCGGGGTGGAGAGAAACGTAGATATCGGCGTCAATTCAAACGTTGACCAGTCTCCACCTAAAAACGAAAGGCAAGACTCCGGGCTTGTCGAGTCCCAAACAAGAGTTGAAAATGTTCAACCTGACGTTTCCCTGTCTTCGAATCTTGGGGTAAACGAAAACCAAGACACCGTTTCTTTATCTTCAAATCTTGGAGTGGTCGAGTTTGACGTTGAACTTTTTCGTTTGGATCAAACACCGATCCGGCCCCCAAATGTTCGTTTTGAACTTCAAGATCAAACAAAAATTGATCCACGTTTGATTGACTCGATTGATTCTTCTCCGTCGAATACGGGAGTTGAAGCCCCAAGTGATCTTGGAGTTCCCGTGGCAGAAAATACGGGGGTAGAGATTCCCGAACCAGACGCGGCGTTTCCAAATGAGGTGGATGTTGGGGAAGCAAACATTGTTCCACTTTCAGATCCTCTTGATCTTCAAATTCCAAGTCAAGAGCTTATTGATCCAACTGTAGAGCGAGATTTCCCCCAAGAAGTTTCAATTGAGCCTGTAGAAAATACAGAAGTTGACCTTGCAGAAGACGTTGGCGTTGAAGAACAGGCAGTTTCAATTCCTCTTCAAAATCAAAACCAAGTTGAAGACCTTCGGCCACAAATCGAAGAAGCGGAGGAAACTCAACTTCAAAACGTGGAAATCGAAGGCATTTCTCCGGTAGAAAACTCTGGAAACATCCCACTTGAAGAGCTTGAAATTGAAGAGGTAAACGTAGAATATGACCAGTCTGGAGAGGTGCCTACTTTTCCGGAAGAAATTTTACTAGACCGATCCGAGCTTCCGGGGCTTCCAACTCCACAAAGCCTTCAAGAAAGAAACGAGCGGTCAAGAGATCGTGAGTTTGAGCAGTTTAGCCTTTCAAATGGGTTTTTGGATCAACCGTGGATCACCACACGGCCAGACGACCCAAGAACAAATCTGTATGAAGGAAGCAGGGTAGTTCCGGGGAGAGAACATGCAGAAGACCAAGTTCGTCTTTCAAAGTTTCTTGCATCCCCGCGTGGAATTTTGTTTAATGCAAAGCAGTCTACCCTTCAAACACAAAATACAAGAAGGCTTACAAGAATTTACGACCCCGCTGCACTTCGAAATTCGGCACTTTCTTATCTTGTTTCCGATACCCGCCACGTATCGGCAGGAGAAGGGCTTTTAGGAAGCCTTGTGAGCCGCTTAGACGGGCTTACAAGTTTTGTTAGTGGCCTTAGTGACCTTCCAAAAGACAGCACGAGAGAAGAAGAAATAAGGGCCTTAACAGATGGTCAAGGATATCTTCGAAACCAAACCCCAAGGTTTGAAGGAGAAGGGCTAACGGGGGCTCAATATAGAGAACGAGCACGCCAAGCGTTAGCGGATCAAGTTGAAGACCTTCGCCCGGATTTTTACACGCTTCAGCCTAGAGGTCCCCGCAGGCTTCAACGCGATAGGCAAGAAATTCTTGAAGGGTCAAGAGACTCCTTCATCGGAATGAAACCTATAACAAGCACCGAAAAGGTTGGTGAAGGCCCACTTGGAACGCCAATCACAAGAGAAACCGAGACGTTTGATACATATAACCCGCTTCGGACAAGAGAAGATTTTCTTGAAAACTTCGAAGACGGTGAAAGTCCAATTACCGAAAAAACGGTCGAAGACGAGTCGGATCTTTCCAAAGAACAGTTTAACCCGTATCCAGACGTTGTTCGGGGCGAAGAGCCGGGACCAGATGAAGGCGTTCCGAAAGATGAAAACTTTGAGCCAGAAGACGGCTACTTCATTCTTTACAGAAGAGAAGGAGACGCTTCGTATGGGTACCCGAACTACTCTAGCGAAGAAAAGTTTGAAGACCTTGTAAATTCAAAACCAATTGAAGAGTATCAAACGACAAACGGAGAAATTGACGATTCCGAGGTACTTACCGGACCAAACGGTGAAGAGTTTAAAGACGTGGTCCCGTTTCGCATTTACGATCTAATTAATAGAAGGCGTCTTATTTTTCGCTCGTATCTTCAAGGAATCTCTATATCTAACGAAACGAACTGGAGTTCCAACCAGTATGCCGGAAGACCGGAAAAGTATCACATCTACGGTGGAAATAGCAGGTCCCTTTCGTTTAGCTTTTCTACGTTTGCACAAAGCGAAAAAGAGTTTGAAAACCTTTGGGACAAAATCAACTACTTAAATGGCCTTGTTTATCCGTCAAACATTCAAACGCTTCGAGGTGGTGGAGCTTATATGCTTGCCCCGTTTTTGAAAATTACGTTAGGAGACCTTTTAAACAAATGGCCGGGGTTCTTTCAAAGCTTAGATATTAGTTTTCCAGACGAAAGCCCTTGGGAGACTAGAAGTGGAAGAAGACTTCCAAAGCAAGCGGACATAAGTTGCACATACACCCTTATCGAAAGAGAGTTTCCAAACACCGGAGACAGACTTTTTGACGGTTCGTTTATTCAAGATTTTGATAATGCATAAGAACATACTACCATTATGGCTAGGTACGAAAATCAAGAAGTCCGAAGTGACAATAGGCGAGGCAGAGTATACACTACAACAATCACTCCAAAGCCTCAAGACGTGATTGGAACGATCCGAGTAGAAACAGAGCCGGGGGACCGTCTTGACACGTTAGCGAACAGGTACTACGACGATTCTACTCTTTGGTGGGTAATAGCTAGAGCTAACGGTTTAGGAAAGGGGGATTTTTCAGTTCCAAATGGAGAAGTACTGGAAATACCGAATCCGAGAGAGATTAACACCTACCTTCGAAGGCTTGATGAAATTAACGATTAACTGACAAAAAAGCGTTATGGACGTACTTTACCCGATACCCGATCACATTCGAGAAGAGTTTAACGCCCGGAAGAACGACCCACAGGCTCTTCAACGCCCGAAAACTCCGTGGTTTCGTTTTATTTCTAACGCCCAACCTACGTCGGATGGAGAGCAAAAAGAAGCGGTAAAGATTCTTTCCGGTGGAACGTTCGATAAAGGGGAAGAGTCCCTTCGAGGTGGGCTTGGAGGACAGTACAGCTTCGAGCGTGGAGACGCGGCACGCCCGGAACCGGGTGCCGAGTCTGTTTCAATTGAGGTGAAAGGGTCAAGAATTCAAATCACGGTAAACTGGAAGTGTTGGACGCCGAAACAGCTTGAAGAGCTTGCACCATACTTTTTGGTTCCGGGAATGAGTTGTATCATTGATTTTGGTTGGTCAACAGCGCCGGGTAGAAGCGTTCTTGACGTTGCCGACAGAAGCAAGCGGCAAGAGCTTTTCCAATCGGGACCTTCCGAGGGCCAACCTTACCGGATCAATCCGGGATCTGTGGAAAATGAAAACCTTCTTCACCCTTTTGTTCGCTACGAGAGAAGGGGGGACTCTAGATATGGTATATACGTGGGCACAATTAACAATTTCGACGTGTCCTATAACGAACAAGGCGGGTTTGACGTTTCAACGAAGCTTCTTCACCACAATGAAGGAATGCTTCAACTTCGAATGAGAGACCAGTATAGAAGAAGAGAAGGGGTAAAGAAGGGGGACAAGAAGAAGCCTACCTTCTATGAACACGTTGTAAAAGACGGGACGTTGGACAAGCAAATTAACGAAGACTTAGATCAAGGATCTACCGGAGGCCACCTTGTCCAGTTTGGTGAAGAGACGTTTATGAGTTGGCACTACTTTGAGAAAAAAGTTTTGAACCCGTACGTAGAAAGCGTAAACAGAGAAAATCCCAAAATCAAGTTTTACCATTTTGATAGCCGAGACTCGTTTGCAAGTTGGTATCCAAATATGCTTTCCACAAACGAGAAAAAATGCATAACAAGTGGGGACAACGGAAGTGGAAACGGACTTAAAGTTCGGGGATTCAAACAAAAGCCTTCAAAAGACCCCACATCTACAGCTACAGACGAAACGGTTCCTTCAATTCCCGGAGGCAATAAGCGGCTTGGCTACGTGTATAACATGTATATAAATGTTGGGTTCTTAAAAGACACAGCCGAGCAAAAAGAGAACATCATGGATACCGTCGAGACCATTCTCCGGGGATGCAGCGATGCGTGTTTTAACATATGGGACTTTTCAATCGAAATTGAAGGAAACAACTTGGTTGTTGTGGACATGAACGCAAGCCCTGACGACGTAGATACCGCCATTTCGAAGGCATATGAATTTTTTCCATTCACGACCGATACGGTTGTCCAGTCGTTTTCATTTGACTTTGATCTTCCAAAAGGGCTTATGAGCCAGATGTATATTGGAAGCCAAACCCGTGAAACCGGAAGCGAAAAAGATGGGATCTATAACAACGCCAAGGGAACCCTTCAAAAACTTTTTGGTGTAGACTTTGTTACCGACACAGTTCGTGACTTAAAAAGAGCCGCGCCAAGAGAAGAAGAACCCGAGTCCGGGGGGAAAGACTCAACCCAAGATCGAAAATCTGTTACCCCTCTTGAAAAAAACTTAAACGAGCAGTTTTCAAACGAACAAAGTTTGACGCAACAGCCAGAAGACGGGGTCCTTCGAGGATCTCTTAGAACCGGGCTTGACGGATACGTGTTTAGCGACGTTGGGGCAGAGCTTTTCAAAGAGCAGCTTCTTAAAGACCAAGATAAAAATAGCCCAAGAAACGGAACGACCCCACTTCCGGTGAACATAAGTTTAGAGTTTGAAGGCATATCCGGCCTTCGAAGGTTCCAAACAATTACGGTTGCAAACCTTCCCCGACCATTTGTTGACGGGGTGTATATGATTAAAAACGTAAGTCACGAAATATCTTCTGACGAGTGGAGAACAAATGTAGAGGCAAACTTTGTTGCCCCAAATCCATTTTCAAACGACAATTAAGAAATGAGCTTAAAAGAAAGATACGAAAATTCCAAGCCAAAAATATTCACCACACAGATCCGGGATTCTACCGAGCCTGTTCCCAAAAAGGTTCAACCGTCTGAGTCTGATTACGAACGGGGGTTTATGGTCCGGTATTTTCTAAAACGGAAAAACGTAAAAGAAAGGTTGCCGTTTGAAGTTGATCGACCACAATACAAGCAGTTCCAAAAGAGGGGTTCCGGAATTTCAAGACAAATATATGAGGGGGCAAAAATCAAGTGGAGGCTTACCGGGCCAAAAGACAAGATTGAAAACAGTCTTGGATATCCGATTGATCGAGGCGTTGAAGAAACAAACAAGCGGCTTGTCCGTTTATACAACGAACAACTCGAAGGAATAGATCAAGTATTAACAAATCCGTTACAATTTTACCGTGGCAACGAAAATCGTTGAAACAGAAGAAGAGTTTAACCAAGACTTTTTTCCCTCTTGGGAAAAGGCAGACGAGCGGATTGTTTGTCCAGTCCCAAGAACGACAGAAAAGCATCCCGCACAAACAGAATATTCGTTTGTGTATGTTCGTCTTTACCCGACCGGAAATAAGTACGTTCTATCTAAAACTCACCGAGATTGTGGGCGCGTCCCCGAGAAGTACGTCTCAAGGCTCTACGAAAGCCCTGTGTACGCTTTTGACTATAAAAGGTGTAGACACCTTTCGGGCTTCAAAAACGTAAGAGACGTAAATCTAAAGCGTTTCATAGACGGTGAAGACCTTGTTAAAGTCAAGCTAAAGCACAAACGAAAGTTCAACAAGCTTGACTTTCCTCTAGACTTTGTTCCAATTTACAAGTTAACGGATCAGCTTGCAAAGTACACGTCAAAAGCTTCAAAGGACGTGGGAAGTGAAACCTTTTCTTCTCTAGTATACCGAAACTATTTAAACACGGTTGTAGAGAACTTCCGGAAAATCGAGTCAAATGGCTTGTATGTAAATGAAAAGATGTGGAACAAAGAGCACGGAAAGCCACATCTTGTAGACGAAAATGGGCTAGCATACAGCAATTACGATATATACACGTCCACCGGAAGACCGTCCAACGCTTTTGGAAACGTAAACTACGCGGCAATTAACAAAGAAGACGGGTCAAGAAAAAAGTACGAAAGTAGGTTCGAGGATGGAACGCTTGTAAATTTAGACTACGACGCTTTTCACCTTCGGCTTGTTGCCGAGCTTATCGGGTACGAGTTTGAAGAAAAAAGTGCTCATACGTATCTTGGAAAGAAATATTTTGACACTGAAAACCTAACAGACGAGCAGTATGAAGAAAGCAAGAAGCTAAGTTTCCGGTATCTTTACGGATCAACAGTTGAAGAGTCTTTAAAGTACGAATTTTTTCATCGATCTGAAAAACTCAAAAAGAAGCTTTGGAAGCTGTATAAGAAACACGGCTTTATTGAGACTCCGGTATACAGAAGAAGAATACGGAACATTAAAAATCCATCAAAAAGTAAGGTGTTCAACTACCTTCTTCAGTCTCACGAAACGGAGGTGGCTTCGAAGTCTCTTCAAAACATGCTTTCTGTTTCCAAGAATAGAAGCGACGTATACATTAGCCTATATACATACGACAGCGTTCTTGTTGACATGAAAGAGTTTGACCGGGATCTAGTTGACAGACTTCGTTCGAAAATGGAAGTCCACAACCACCGGGCGAAAGTGTATGCTGGAAGTAATTACAACGAAATGAAGAAAATATGATTGTTGTTCTCAACGTTCAGGACCCTTCTGAAATGAAAGCCCGAAAAGAGTTTTACAGAGAAATGGAAGGTGGTCTAGATCCTACGTTTTATGACGAGCCGTTTTACTATCATTCTGATACAAGCTACAACTTAGCTTGGGTTTCAAAAACGTATCTTTATCGCAATCAACAACTCGTGGAAAACGACCCGAAGTTTAAAGACTACATTTAACTGTGCATATTAAAAAGTTCTTTAGGCTTTGGCTACATATAAACGTATAAATTACATACAAAC